TTCCTGAGTTAAATGAAGAGGTACATCTATAGCCAGACCCATTAGAGAGATTGCTGTATGCTTACAGTTTTCTTCTAAAGCGATATAACCTAATGTCTCTTCCTGTTTAATTAAGTGGTATGCAATTTCTCTACATACCTGTGACTTCCCAACCCCAGAACCTGCAGTAATAGTTACAAGTTCACCACGTCTTATACCTCTAGTCTTTTCATTGAGACCATCGAACGGGTAGGGTACGGATTGGGTATTGTCTGGTGTAGAAACTAATTCCCACATATCCACACCAGCTATGATGCCATCAGGTCTATAGGGTTTAGCTTCCCACATAGCCTCTAGCATCTGCTTAGTCTTGCCTTTCACTAGCATATCACTAGCGTCTTTCTCAGGTAACGTAGCAATGTGTGCCTTAGATGGTGATAATAACTTAGCCACATCAAGGCTTGCTTTCCTACCGTGTTCATCGTTGTCGAACATGAGAACAACACGGTCAAATGACTCAACAAAATCTAAAGAATTCTGTACAGCTTTGACTGCATTGCCAGCTCCTGACGGTAAACTACATACAGGAAAACGATTACCTTGTGCTTGGGAAAGTGAAAGCGTGTCCAGCTCACCCTCGGTTAGGCAAAGCATAGCACCACCACCTTTAAAAAGATGTTGTCCGTACAACCCTGCATTCTTTGCATCACCTAAGAATTTAAAAGACTTGTCAGCGAAGCGTATCTTCTGAGCTACGACTTCACCGTCCTTCTTATAGTTAGCAACCTGCACAGGCTGGCCTTTGTATTCACTAATAGTATAGCTATACTTCTTACAGGTTTCTTCAGTTAGCTTACGTTTAGCAAGTGAACCTGATTGACCTGTAGGAATAAGACCGAACGTTGGTTTAGATTGTACGAATTCTGTTTGCATCTTGGCATCATCCTTAAAAAATTTTTGGCAAGAAAAGCACCAGCTTCCACCGTCACTATAAACTGCACGGGCATCGCTACTGCCACATTCACACGACGTATGGTAAAGTAATGAACTATCGTTCGAGCTGGTACTCTGCATATTTCGCTCCATTAGGTGCGCGTTTCATTAAGGTTGTGATATCCAAACCACGTTGTCGTAGTCTGTGTATCTCTGCGGCTAATCGCCAGACGCTATAGTTTGACATAGCTTCTAACGGTGAGATTGTGCCGTACTTTTTTAGGTGGTCTTTAATCTGTGTAGTCTTATTCATAGTAGTCTCCTAGTTGTCAGGATTTCGGGGATTGCCTAGTGCATCTAATAGTGTGAACCAGACATCGAGTGCGGCCTCGACAGGCCATAAGAAAAAGATAAACAACCAGCTACGTAAGGCTAAGTCTTGATCTTCTTCTAGCTCCATACTGACTTGCCGTGTTAATAGAACACCGCCAAGAAAGTAGAGTAGCATTGTAATTAGAATTAGAATTGTTGTGAGTGACATTATGTCTCCAGATAAAAAAGACCCCACGCGAAAAGCGTGAGGCCAGTTGGGAGGAAAATATTAAAATGCTATAGTGCAACTTAATTAAATGGTGGATACTATCTCACCTGTATTGTACCAAAGTTCAGCATCAAAATTTGGACAGGTCTTACCCTTATCAAAATCTGTGTGGCCTTTAACTTTAGCATCAGGGAAGTGTTCCCATTTTAGTTCATCGATAGTTTTCTTTAACGATGCATATTGTTCATCAGTATAATTTATCTGCGCTCCAGTTTTGTCAGCGTTCATTCCACCAATCAAACAGATGCCGATTGATTTCCTATTCATTGATCTGACGTGTGCGCCTGTACGTGATAATGGTCTACCATATTCAACAGTGCCATCGCGTCTAATGACCAGATGATAACCACAACCGAGCCATCCTTTAGCTCTATGCCAGCGGTCAATATCTTTGACACCAATGTCCATAGTTCTGGGTGTGTACGCACAGTGTATAATAATATGTGTGACATCTTCTTTATTCATTTAGCCACTCCTCTGGTACTGTACGGTCTGCGTATAAGAAGCCGTGCTTCTCACACCACATGGCGTAGGTTGTCTTGCTGGTTTTAGAAATACGTTGTTTGCTGTTGGAGAATACAAAGCGAAGGTCGATATCTGGATGCTGATTTTTTACCAGTATCATGGATTGTCTATTGGCAACTTTGAACTGCCCCTTGCTTTCTACTATGATTGTCTTCCCAGATTTAGTTTTAATATAAAAGTCTGGTGTGTATCGTGCCATCCTTGAGGGTACTTCATACTTCAGTACGTTCTCTTCATACTGGTAATCGATACCCTTAGAACGTAAGTCAGCGGCAAGGGTTTCTTCTAACCCTGACCGCCAACCATTCTTTATTGCGTTCTGTCTTACAGTAGAATTTCTGACACCACCAAGCTTTCGCTTAGAAGTCTGCGTCATCTGATACTGCTACCGCCTCGCTACTATTATCAAAGTTATCTGCGACGAAGCCATCTTCTTTATCAAACATAGATAAAGCTTCAGCACCGCCAGACCCTTGAGCCAGTTGGATAATCTGTATAGCTGATGGTCTCAGCGATACACCGACACGTCTAGTTGAAGGCATTGCATATGTATATGCGCTTGCCGCTACACGAATAGTAGAACCACCAGTTACTGTGGCATCTGTAGGTGTCTTGTTGCTATCATATAAAGCAACCTTCATCTCCATCTCACCACGGCGTGTAGTAATCTTAGCTTTCTGTTTAAACTTAAACAAATTGAAGCCAGTAAGATTACCTTGGTCGTCTTCTTCTTCTTCATAGACAGGAGCTAGATCATACTTAGCAATCTTAGGATTGTTCTTAGCTTCTTCATCCCTGTAAGCATCGCGTAAACCTTCAAGCTGTTTGATCAGGTCTTGGCTTTTAGATGCCTCTATTTTCAGTGTTGTTTTATACTCACCATCTACATTAAATTTGTAGTCTGGTGCATTTAGTTTAGGCCATACTGCTATGCCTTTAGGTGTGACAAAATTCGTCATACTTATTCCTTTAGTTGTGTTGATATTCAGTAGTTGAAATACCATGAGCATGAAGCCTCGCCTGTACATCGACAGGCAAGGGCATCGCATTTCGCTTATAGTATTCAGCCATCATTATGAGTGTCTCAGTATCCATAAGTTCCTTTCGGTTTCGTGAGAATGCTATAGTGCAACCTAATCGTTAATGGTTAGAATTATGCAAAGAAGAACTCTGACTGACGTACTTGTGTAACATCGAAGTCACCCTTTGGTGGTAGGTCAGGTAGTTCTCTATCGATTAACAACTCTCCTTCATCTTTAAATTTCTGTAGTGGGTCGTTCTCTACATAAAGTTCTATGAAGGTTTCTCTTAGACAAGCACCAAGCATCTCAACATCAGCGGCGTGACATCCAAAGCTATCATGTATCATAGCAAAGTGAGTGACACCGTTGAACTTAGATAGGTTGACTGTCATTCTTAGGTGACAGCTATCATTAGCGTGAACCCAATTAGGACTGATGCCATTACCTTGTCGTCTGCTATCCAGCTTATCTTTGATAGCTTCCTGTACTGTCATATAGATTAGCTTGTCACCAAACTTGGTCTTAACTCTGCGCTTCTTCATATCAGGATAGTTCTGCATGATAGGTAAGCCATCGATAGTAGTCCAAGTGATAGGTAAGTTTTCTTTAGCCAACTCCCTAGCACAAGACTGTAACCAATCCATGCCTGTCTTAGCCGCCTTAACTGTATCGTTGATAGCTTCCCAGATATACTTAGCTAGGTAGATTGCCGCATCAAATTCTTTATCAAGTAAAGGAGATACATATGATCTATCAGCTTGTAATCTTTTCAAGTCTGTATCAACTATATATTCCTGTACAAATGACCTTGCTGAGAACAACGTTGAACCATAGACCCGTGTCATTACTGATCTTTTACTCGACGATCTGGTCATACCAAAATCTAACCAAGCCTGTGCTATTTCTTTATTCTCCCCACGCACAGCATCAGCCTTAACTCTGATGATAGCTTTATCAATCACAGTCTGATAGATATCTGCAGGTTTATCTAATGGTAGTAGGTTTACTTGTGTCGCACCTTCACCGTCAGATAAAGCGGCTGAGAAATGTTGAAGGCCAGAACAACTACCATCCTTACAAACTGGTATGTAGTTTACATGATCATAACCAAAAAGATTATATCCTTCCCACTCCTTACAGAATGCTAGGAAACACCAAGGACTGTCAGCTTCTTTAGCCCACCATAAGTCTTCCATAGGGTCATGAGCTACCTGTAATATTCGTTGCTCATTTTCTACTACCCAATCAACTCTCTCTTGCATCGATGCCTTGTCATATCCAAAGCAGTTAGCACCGTGGATTGCTAGTTCACAAGCGGCCTCGTTTGTACCTAATGGTTTACCATCTGCAAACTGTAGCAGTCCTTTAGATAAATCATTACCTTGCGGTGAGAGATGTGAAGAACCTGCAGGGTAAAGCCTACCTCTAAAGTCCATCGTATGTACAAAGAAGATACTCTCAAACTCAGAATATTTTTCTGCCATAAATCTTACCCGTGCTGTTAGGTTTCTTTTAGAACCTATACGGATGTTCTCGTCATAGATTTTAGTGGCTTTTCTTTTCCAATCTTTGAACTTCTTTTTCTCTTCATCGGTCAACGTAGAACTATCACGGTCAAACTGTAGAGGTGAAGGTGGTTTCTGCATATCCTCTTGTGGTGGTAGGTTGCCTACAGGAATACCGTTATCGTGGATTTGCTGGAACACTTTCAATACAAACTTATTGATTGCCCAAGGTGTCTTCTGAATTGTGTTTACTGCATCATAAACATCTTTCAATTCATCACCTAAGTTCTCTAGTTCCTTTAGATAATTTCTATTACCTGTTTTAATTAAGGGAAGGCGAGGGGTGTAGTGTGTTAGGTATCCACCAGAGAAGGGGCTTGTCCAATCCATCGGCGGTACAACCATCGGTTGAAATATAGGTTGCATAAGTGAAGCGGCGTTCTTATTTTTTTCGATAAAATCCACGACTGTTTGTGTAGGTACAACGTTATATAAAGCTTTGTTAGAGCGCTCTTTCTTTTTCATAACCAGTTCGATAAATCCTGTACGCTCTTGGAATATATAAATTAGTTTAGTTCCAAGGTGTGTCTTCTCGTCCTTAGTCCAGCCAACCCACTCCTCACAGTATCTGTTGTATGCCGCTATGATTTCAGTTCTCTTTCGTGAACGTGTAGTTTCTTTATTGTTCTGAATTGATTTCAACAGGTAAGGTTTTTGTTCTTCAAAAGATTGTAACCTTAGTTCATCCTCAAGATACTGAGCCACATTGATAGCCATATCCTGTAAGATTGCTTTCTTAGATATCCTATCCATGATTACTTTAGCAGTAAAGAAAGCTAGGATTTCTGGTTTAAATAGTTTCATCATGGCTACTGCAGATGAACGTCTACCTGCATTACCTTGTTCAGCTTCTTCATAGACATCATGGATGCCTTCAATAACACTCTCGATAGAACGCTTCATTACAGTGTTCCCATAGTAGGTAGATGATTCGTCACCTCGTTCTATTTTATCTTTTAGTTCCTCTTCAAATCTCTTGATTGTTAATGTTCTAGCTTCTTGTTCTAGCTCTTCTTGTACTCGGTACAGATCGTTGGTCATCCTGTAGTATCCTTTAGTATGTTGGAGGGTCTTGCGGTGCTAGAGTGCAACCTAATTACAAGCCCTTGTTTTCATTGGTTAAAGTGGTGGTGGTGCAGGTGCTGGTGTAATGGTGCAAAATTATTGTTGATGCGTGTACGTTTTGTACTCGATAACGCATAGAATAATATGAAAAAGAAACCCATAAAATGTAGGAAATACCTATATTAATATGGGCTTCTAATCGTTTATGGATATACAGGGAATAGTGAAGGTTTCTGTTTATTATCCTACTAACAATGCGTAACCCATTGTATAACCTGTATATTTCTAAACTACTGGTGTAGGTTTGCACCCACTTTGCACCCAGTTTACACCATTTTATTTTAAGCCCTGCGAGGGTTAAATAATGTGATGTTATCTCCTTCTAAATTGGTGTCTGTATTTTGTAAACTATCCAATGCTTCGACTGCATCATCAAGCTTACTTGGAATGAAATGAGCGTAGCGTTGTGTCATAGAAATATCCGAATGACCCATCCATTCTTGAGTTGATCGGATGTCTACACCAGCTCCTAGTAAACGAGTGCAACAGGTGTGTCTGAAGGTATGAATAACTAAGTCCTTACCAAACCCACAAGCATCTCTCATCTCCCAGAAATTCCTGTAGAAACGCTTCTCAGCTATGTGTCCGAATACTCTCCTATCATTACCGTTAACACGTAGCCTGAGACCCATTAGAATAGTTCTGACACGCGCTGACATTTTGATAGATCGTGGGTAGTTTGTTTTAGTTTGCCAGATTGATATGCGACCTGTCTTAAAATCTATATCGTTAAAGGTTAACCTGAGACCTTCGGATTTTCTCATGCCTGTATCTAAAAAGAATACAACTAAATCTGCATCATCTTCTCGACCAGTAGTATTATACCAATCGAGAATTTTTAGTTCTTCTTCTGCAGTCACAAATCTAATGCGTCCTTTAGTTAACTTGCGGCTTTCCATTCTAACAGGTGTCGTTGATAGGTGGCCTCTCTTGTGAGCAAACAACTGCATTTGATAAACTAATGTGCCTAGATAGTTTGTACAACTAGCTGAGTATTTCTTCTTAGTGGTTAGAAAATCAAAGAAAGAAGAAACGTTAGCTTCTGTTAGCATATCCAATGATGTAGTTTTACCAAAGTAATTCATTATCATTTTGCCATACCAATTAAATTTCTTTGGGTTGCCTGTAGAATTAGGGGCAATCTCAACTCGATATCTAATATAATTATCCCAAGCTGTTGAGACATTCCAAGTAGAATAATTAACTATATGTCCTGTTAATAATCCTCGCTTAAATCTCTCTAAAACTGAGATAGCTTCGACTAAATTTTTACAGGTTGCAGTCTGTCTTGTACCCTCAACCATAACTGAAACGCGGTATTTTCTACCGCGCTGTATGATTCCTTTGGGTATGGCTTGATTATTTTCCATAGATTTTACTCTCCATTCTCATAGCCAACTCAAGTCCTTTAGGTGTTAAAGTAACTATTCGCTGACGTTCATCTTCTGGCGAAGTCTTTAATTCTAATATACCTAAACCTTCTTCTTTTAGGTATGACCTATGAGCCATTGATCTAATTGTTCTGTTTAAACTAGATTGAGTTATATTTAAAATAGCTACTAAGTCTCTTGTTTCAATTATCTCATCGCGGTGGGCGGCAACATATAGAAAAACTCGTGCGTGATTTACTGTACATTTGTAATATAAATCAGCCATTATGTTTAAAGCTTCAACGACATTATTTAATTGTTTCATTTTTCTTTCTCTTCTAAATGCCAATCACACTGGATTGCATTTTAAACTTATCCAATATTTCGGTAGAGCATAGTTATTATTAGTCCACCAGTTCATCATTCTAATTAGGTTCATTTTAGGTGGTCCAGTGAAGGGGTTACACCATGAAGACACTGGCCTTGAGTGTCCGCCGTGGTCGATGCTTTTATTCCTATTTTTCATGTTTTTTCTCTAGTCCTTTTTTCTTATATATCAAGTCGATTATTATTATAATATTAAAGGCACGTAGTTCAATAGATTTACCATACCAAGTATTTTGGGTTATGCAATATCTTTTTGATACTCGTTTGTTACCATTTGTGGTTAGTCCACAGTCAAATTCTAGTCTCATTGTAATTCATTATTCCTATTCAATTAACATTTACTGCTCTCAATCCCTATGGATATGAAATGGTTAGTAGGATGTTAAGGTTTCTATACGTTTACGCATTTATTTTCAACCTAAACTTTTAATCCTAAAATGGTGGCTCTTCTCCTTTGTATTCTGGCTTCCACATTGGGATATGTTTTTGATCTGTCCTTACTACTTTTGTTTGGTCTTCCTGTTTTCCAAACATCTGTAGTAAGAACACTGACAAGACGTGACTAAACATTAGCTAATAGTTTTCTCTAGCTCATGAGTTACAGCGTCATAATATCCCTGAGTAAAATAGCTGTCAGCAGGGTCAAAGCGAAAACTTTCGTAAGCTTCTTTCAATGAGAAATCTGGTTTACTAATTAACTCATAGACAGCTTCAACTCCTTGAGCATATTCTTTAAAGCTGTCAGTGCTGTCGATTGTAGTTGTTGATAATAAAATTTCGCTATTCATCATTTTAAATTTACCTTTCAATTCATGCTTGATTGCATGAGCAAACCCACTGAAATTTCCAATGGGTTAACTGATGCAATCAATCTTCAACACCATCCAATTCATAATATCGTTGGATTGCTAAATTCATGATTGTAAAAACAGCTTCACGATTACACGTTTCTAAATGCTTTTTGACCGTGTTGAATTCGTCCCATGAGTTCTGCTTAATCTCTCTGGGCTTGGCTGGTTCGGATGGTTGCCTAATGGGTGCTGGTGGTGTCTCTATGGGTTGGTAAATAGTTTCTTTAACGTTGTATAAGTTTAAGAAATTTAACAACTCTGGTTTTATTGTGGGTACATCGACACAGAAAAACCCCCCCAGTTTTTTAGCATCTGCTTGAGTGCCAGCCCAATTACCTTTTCTGTTTGTGTAAAGTCTCATGATTGCACCGCCTGACCGCGTGAAAATACCACCCCGTCCTTAGTGTATACATCAGCCCCTAAAGCTCTCAGGCGGCTTTTCGTGGTGTTTGTAGGCCAAGCAAATAACGTGTATTCGTCCACGTCCAGTTTTTCGTCTTCTGGTGCTTCATACCAATAATCTGCTATGTGCTGACCGTGTAAGTATATTTCAGCTCTGTCCCCAAAAGGATTGCCAGCGTTTTCTATAAATACAGCAGTATTTCCTTTTACCCATTCACGCTTCTCTTTAATTGCTGTAAGCATTTCTTTTTCAATTTGTCTCATTTTATATTCTCCTAATCATGCTTGATTGCATGGGCAAACTCACTGATTGACAGTGAGCTAACCGAAACAATCAGCTTCCTAGAAAGACGTTGAGATTTCCTGTTGGTTTGTTTTCGTATCGCTGGACTTCAATTACTTCGATAAATCTATGCCATAGGTCATTAAGATAAAGATGCTTTGCCACAGCTTTCTTGAGTTCTTGTTTGTTAATTCTACCGTCTTTAATTGTTACAGCGGCGGCGTAAAAACATTCTGAATTAAACCAAACACCATAAACACCATCAGCGGCGCGTTCGATATTCTTGTCGCTACCGTCAGCGAGGTTTGTGTCGATATCCCAAACAATACTATCTGTTGTGAATTCTTCAAAAGTAACTTCTTGCATTTTAATTTTTCCTTTTTTAAATCGCGCTGAATTGCACGGGCAAACCCACCGTCTCCGATGGGTTAACC